CTCATTTGATTAAGTCGGTTCGGTTATGCCGCCACTTCTGCACCCTTGGGTCTTCCTTGGCGATGTGAGGATTAAAGTCTCTTGAAGTGATGCTGTCAATAATTTCGTCTGGATCAGTTAAGTTTGTGACATGGCAGGTAGTCCAGATTGTGTCTTTGTGAGTAGCCAGCAAACGCCTCGTTCCTGCTTCTGTGATGCCACTGTAGCCTGTTTTGTAGCGGTGGGCAGGGATGCCATGATACCAAACAGTCACATCGCCTTTCATCACGAAAAATGGATGCGTAGTAAGGTGAAGCAAGGTTGTGAGAATCGTATCCTTCGGCATATAGATTTCCCGAATATACATTCCCGGTGTGAACTTATGAATCAACGGACATTCTCTTGGAGGTAGCTTTAGAATCTCCAAGTCCATCAAGTTTAGCTCGTAGTCTGGATCACCATACCCAACCACATTCCTTGCGTCGATCTTGTCTGGAATCGTTAAAGTCATCGGTATAGGAAGTAGTCGTTGGGTGTTGGTGAAAGTATATCAGAACCGATTAAATTATCTGCCCGACTATAGTTTGAAAAGCGGATTGGTGCGGCGGTGGGAATCTCTAAGCCTTCCATTTCTTTTTCCTGTTCCTGCACGGCTAATGCGAGGTTACTCAAGAATTCTTGCGCCTTACGATTCTCACGCGAGTTCAATGCAAGAACCGCATAGATCATCGCATCGGGGATGAACTCAACCAACTCTTTCGGGTCGGTTAGGTCAAAGTATTTCTTCGATGCGTAAAGCGTGATACACTCGCACGTCCTCGGTGCTTTGAACCTACGGAATGTAGGGTGAGCATCGTTCGGTTGATAGATAGCAATGAGAGTCTTTGCTTCATAATATGGATCGTAGGCATACACCCGAATCCTGCCTTTAGTTACTGGCTTGGTTACTGACCGAATTCCCTTCACAAGAAGGTCGGATTTCGCCAGCGTTGGAGGGTTGGCAGTAGTCACCTTAACCTTGTGGTAGGTGTCATACTGGTCTTGTGCTTCAAACATCAACTCTACGCCGATGTCTTCAGCTTCCTCGGCCATTACCCCGATTTGGTATGCCCTTGTAGTATAATCTCGGAAGAGAACGTGGAGTCCTCCTACCTCCACAATTCCTCTATGGCATGAGTTCCCTGCTTGCAGAGCAAAAGCATTGGTCGCATTAAACCATTCATCAGCGAGGCTGGCTGATTCATCCCCAATCCACGCAAGTCTGATTTGCTCATACCTTGCTGGAAGCGTGAAACAATCGTTCACGCAACAAATCTGGACATACTCTTCTATGCTTGTCCAGCTTCGCTTATTCCAAAGTAGTCGCCTTGCTTGGTTTACAGCTTTGACTCCGCGCTCGTATGAACAAGTGCCTGAGTCTCCTGCAAACCCCTTCACAAGCTCTACCATCTCTTCGAGGGTATCAGCCATAGGGATTATCGTTTCCGATAATTATTTCTGATAGCCTTGCTTGGGAGTGCCAGCAGTCGTATAGATGCTTGGCTTCTTTTTGCCCAAGTTAGGCATATTGCCCATGCCTTCACGAATCATTCCGCGAGTTGGTGAGCCTCCTGATACTAGCCTTGGGTCAGTTCCTTTTAGTGGTGTCATATGTTTTGTTTTCTATGGCTTGGTTTATTACGAAGTGTGAACCGCCATCCAGTCAACACTTGTGATCTCGGCAATGTTATTTTCAATGCGGATCGAAAATCCTGTAGTTGTTTTACTTCCCGCCACCAAAGAAAACAATGGTGTGGGTTGAACAAGAATAGTAGCATTACAAATTGGAGTAATGGAAACTCCATAAGTTGCGGCAGGCAACGCGGCAAACGATACTGTCTGAATAGAATCGCCAGTTGGAATTCCAGTAACAGTTCCATAACGAACTTTGACAACTGGAATTGCATTTACCTGTGTAGTAAGGTTGGCAATGTTTGTTGTGTTTGCTGAAATCTGAGCCTGCTGGTCAGCAAGGTCTTCGTTGATTTGAGCAATCTGCGATGGAGTTACATCACCAAGGCCGGGAACATTAATCGTTCCATTAGCCAAAACTTCATCAATAAATACTTGGAACACATTCTGCCAGTTACCAGTTGGACAAAAATCATCTGGAACATTTGGGAATGTAAGTGCAGGGCTTGAATCTTGATTGTCCATTGGATTTAATTTACGATATTGTATTCCCAATATTTCTCTTGGCAACACAAAAATGGTTCACACTCTTGATTTTCTTCTGGGCAGTCACCAACTGGAGAGTCATCGTTATTCTTGATGTTTGCCATCAATCTTACTCGGTCAACTGTAGCTGCGCCAGTTAAGTTTACTTTGATCTGAAACTCGCTTCCTTCTACTGATGGAATGCCTGCCAAGTCATTACACTCGCTTGGGTCTGGCGTGTTAAACTTGTAGCGTTTGTAGCGATTACCTCCCCGTTGTGGGAAACATTCAGTTACTACTGGTGAACATGAATTGCATCCAAAAGTCGTAGGCACCTTAAGTTCTGACCAGCAAGGATTAGAGTCAGCTCGGTAATCCACATAGCTATCTACTTCACCTTTAATCTCACTCATCCACATTTCTCCACCAGTGATTTTTTTACGAAGGAACTTGTTTGTTGCCCCGCTTCGGTTGAAATCATATCTACCAGTTGTAAAGAACGAATCAATCTGCCTGCTTCCATTTGGGCCGTAGTCGTTGCCTTGGGATATTGTGAACTCGTAAAGTCGGTTCTTGTTGTCTTTATCAAACGAGAATCCGAATCCTCGCTTTTCAGATTGAATCAATGCTGTGAGTAGCTGAGTTGGTCTAAAGCCCGTCCAGATACCATTCCAACGAAAAGAAAGCTGCGCGTCTGGTGCGGGTGAAGATGATTGGTCAAGGTCAAGAACTACCATTCCCCTATGATAGCGATTCAGTCCTTCTACCCCTGCCGCTCGATAAGTTTGCGGAGCTACTGTGCTAATTATGTAGTTATTGAAAAACATCGTAGAAGCGAATTGCTTCAACCAAGGCGTATCATTTTGCACCCACTTATTAACTTCTCTCGACAGTTTGCGAAGTGAGAAGTATCGCGCAAACTCAGATTGACTATTTGAGTAGAAAGCCCAACCATCGTGTGATCTAAACCAAAGCTCAGAGTTTGCTAATCCCAAGTATGGGCTTGTGCATCCGCGCCCAAGCAATGAGATGCGTTGGATGTTTGATGTATTCCATTGGCTTCTTGGAATAGACACATCCATTGAGAACGCTCCGTTACCAGTAAGGACTACAAGCTCACCTTGCCCGCGAAGGTTAGTTCCAATCTGTGGCATGACCTTCATCCCTGTAATATTCCCCATCATGGCAGGAGTAGAGAATGCCCCGCCCTCTGCCCAGTATCCTATCTCGGTGAAGTTCTCCGTATTCTTTGTGTCAGTAAACCCGCCACCATAGATGATGTCAGATGCGTAGATTTGATTGAGCCTATCAGAAACAAAGACCCGCCCGAAAGCATACTCCATGATCGTTCCAATTGGCATTTTGGCAAGATATGGATTTAAACGATAGGCAGGTAATTTTACTGTGCCAGTTCCTATTCCGCTTCCAGTTGCCGTAAACTTTACTCCGACTGTATTGGATGGTGCGCCGATCAAAGTGAAGTCAGTAGTGCCAACCGAAACAATTTCCGAGTAATCATTGTTTTGAATTTCACTCGCAGTCAGTGTTCCTAATACTCCATCCCATGCAATCGCATTCTGGTAGCCATTCTGAATGTATGCCCGATCTTCAGCTTGCACGAAGAATGTGTGCATCATGCCCGGATCGTTGCCTTCGATGACCTTGTAAGCAAACGCCCGATTGTTTACGATTTTTAGGAAGTAAATGATTCCAGATACCGATAGCAACATTCCATCACTCGTTCTATAGTTAGTCGCCCGATATGGATATGCCCCTTGAAAGTTACCATTCTGAATATCGTTAACGATAGTCTCAGCTTGTCCCGTGCCAGCCTCAATCGGGATATTCCGAATGCTCGGTCTAGTTCGATTGATGCCACCTCGGAATGTCCTATTTACCGATTCTGATACTACAGACTCTGGCAAATACGATGGATGTGTATCTGCGTCTTGCGCAATGATACTTGTGAATCCATCAAAGACTGATCCTTCGGCTGGCATTATGCGTTGACACTCTTGATTACGATGAACCGCAATGTCAGTGCTTCAGACAAACTTGCTGCGGTGATGTTCCTAATTACGATGTTAGCATTGCCTGCCGCTGGAGCCACCGCAAAGTTGTATGAACCAAGCGTTCCTCCAGAGATATGACTTACAACAACAATGTCTGTAGCTTCGATAACTGAATTGCTCAAGTTAAATGTAACGGCAGTATCGGACGCGAGGGCAGCGTTATCGGTTACGATAATTCCAGTAGGACGATTCAGAGTAACAGAGTTTGTTTTTGCTCCTGCGCCTTGCGTGATCGTCCCGCCAGCACCAGTATTGTATCCAATCTTGGATGCGTTACCATTAGCGAAAATCGTGCTGCTTGAAGTAATCGCAGCGGTAGATGTTGCTCCGCTCACGCTCAATGATCCGGTAGATGTCGCACCAGAAACAGTCAGCGACGATGCCGTAATAGCAAGCGTTAAAGAAAGTGAACCTACAGTCAATGCTCCAGTAGTAGTCAATGGTTGGCTACCAAGATCAACTGGGCTAGATTGAAGAACACTATTAAGCGTAGCAAACTCAAGCAGTCCGGTTGAATCTTTCCTTAAAACAGTTCCGCTCGCTCCGTTAGTCCAAGTCAGATTGCCAGCACCATCAGTCTTCAAGACTTGTTGGGCAACTGGAGTCTGAATCGTCTTTTGACAAGCAGCAGAGTCTTCTACTACCAATCGTTTACCATTGGCAGTTGTTTCGAGTGGTTCACACAACAACGGAAACTCCGTGTCGCATGGTGGGCAAGGTGTGCAATAGCTCATAGTTTTAATGAATAATTACCGCAATTTCAGCGCGTCCATCTTCAAGCACTTTATTTACTCGACCAACGGAAAGTTTGTATTCTTCAAATGTTGGATTCATTACAAATTTACCAACAATATTTCCGTTATCATCTTTATCAGCTAAAATATAACCGCTTGCAGATGCGCCAGTAACATTTACAGGAACCTTTCCAGAATAAGCTATGCGGTCAACTTGATTGCGTTTTTGCTCAAGTTTTTCTTCAAATTCTTTTAAGGCCACATTATAATTGTTTTCTTTTTCAGCCCATTCTTCATCAGTATCACCTTTAATTTTAATTACCTCTTCGTATTTTACAGGCTGAATGCAAGTTTCTCCATCGTAAATTTCATCTGATACTTTTACAACTTCTTTTTCTTCTATAATACGAACTGGTTTTTGCGGTGCGATTTCATCGCAACCCCATACATCGCCTCCAACAAAACTTGGATTTGTAGATTTAACACCAAACCGAATCGCCTCATCAAATGTAAGAGTCAATTTGCCATCTGATTTAAAACCAACAATTGATCCTTTTGAAATAACTAAACCGCCATTGTATTCGTATTCAGCATAATCTGCTCCGGATGTATTTAATGTTCCAGCGGCATTTAATGATCTACTGGTAACGCTCATTTGTCCAATTTTTACAACAGCATTTGCAGCATTTGGTGATCCAGTATTTGCGCCTTCGTAAAATTTAACGCCCTGACCTATTCCAATTCCTTTAAATGTATGAGTCAACCCACCTGCTGTGCTTTGATTTGTTTCAAATAAAAATGGGTTTATTCCATAAAATTTAAAATCGCTTAATCCATTTGAGCCATCAAAATATCCTTTTCCGCTGTTAGTGTAATCGTTAAAATCCACGCCACCTAAGAATGATGAACCATTTGGGCCTGCTGAAATAAAATTGTTTGCAGAACCTGAACTTACCCATTCAGATAATTTTTCAATAAAACCAAATAGATTAGGATTTCCATTTGGAATTGCCGCTCTTGTATAATTTAATCCTTGAGTATTAATTATTCCTTTTTCAACCCCAACACCTGTTGATTGAGTGACGGTATAATTTATACTACTACGAAATTGACCGCGAATATTAATATTATCAAACAATTGATATGTTGATGTAGCAGTAACTGTTGGATTTGGTATATCTTGCCAATATCCAAAACGAAGAGATGATGATCCAGATGGGCATTGAATATCATCAATATTTACAACAATATTTTGTAATTTAGCGGGTATTGGTTGAGTCGAGGGATCGTGTTGCGTTTCAATTGCAACATGAGCATCTGTTGATGTATTCCCAATAATTACAGCTTTTACATTAATATTTGTTGTATTATTTTTGTATGCTTTAATTAAACAATCTGTAAATACATCTCCATTGTAAGACATATAACTTACATTATGATTACTTACTCCATAAGGGAAATATGATCTAATAAATCTATTTGTCCTAAAATTTGTAGCTGTTAGATTATCTCCATTTTCTTGACAATTTATTCCATAATAACCATTGAAACAAAATACATTTTCAAAATAAATTGTTCTTACTCGATATGAATTTAAATTATTTGGTGAAACGCGAAGTGCAGTATAAACATTTTGCAATCTACAATTTTTAACAGAAATTGATTCAGAATCTCTTGTTGTTGACCATAAATCAAAACAAACAATTGAATAGATATTTACTATATTTAATGTTCTTGAAAATGTTCCTAGAATATCAAATCCTTCAAAGTTGATTCTACGGCATCCATTTAAATAAAACAAAGAAACCGCATTTCCTAATATTCCACCGCCACCAGCAACTGTTGAATTTAATACGGCTCCGTATCCAACAAAATCAATACTATTTGCATCTTCAATTGGGAAATGACAAGTAAACCCATTGTATAGCGAAGTTGCTGTTACTGTATATGTT